TCAAATGAAAAATACTTACGGCTCCTTTGTCCTGAATGTGTCCTTCCTGATTTCCAGTGGCGCTTCTAAAGCATCCTTTGAAGGAGCGGATAAATTTAGGCGTTCCTACGACAGTGGCCTCGATGTCTTGATAGGGTCTCCCGTCTTTGGCTTCATATGATATGCATCCATCTCCATCGAAATAGCCACGACAGAATGAAGCAATCAGATTTGTGGGCAAAGACGCAGGCCACTCCAGGGTGTATGTCTTGTGTTGCCCCAAGCCCAGTTTCTTCAAGTCATTGACCATTTCTTTTGAGGTAATAGTCAAAACAGCCTGAGTTTCGCCGTTGACCTTAGGCTGCAAGTAAATTGGTCCAGGATATTCCAGAAAATCACGAACACGCTCCACTAGCTCTCGGTCGGACTCTTTTAAGTTCAGCATCACGATATGCTGTCCTGTCTTGGTTACGGTAACATGTCCATCCGCAGCCAGAAGCCCCAACACATAAGCCATCTCAGGAGACCAGTTTTTGAAGTAATGATCATTCGGCTTATATCTGCGCATGTCTGATCGGGGCAATGCAACCCCTAGACGCTTACCCGTGCGATAGATCGTGTCTTTGTGGCAGCCAAAGCGCTTAGCAAGCTCATCGGCGGTATAGCAGCCTGATCGAAAAAGCTGCTCAGCTTCACCTGTGAAAATGAATGGTCGAGGCATTGTATTCTCCTGTTATGATTCTACTCCACAAAACCGAATTTTGTCAGCCTACTAAAAATTAATTTTAAGATTTTTTATTCAGGCATCAAGCATCGATCACGTCATTTCTCCTGAATGTAAACCATGTGAAAATGAGGCAATGCAGGCTCTTTTTGAGTTCAAAAACAAGAAAAAAGCCCCTACGAACCGAAGTTCGGAGGGGCTTTGGGTCAATGATTTACTTCTGTTTACGAAACAGTGATTCGAGACAGAGCAAAGTCATTTATTACGGCGAAGCCGAGTTCCTCGTACACAACCCAGCCGAGGCGGAGTCGCTTGGGGTCGTCGGCAGGCAGAACAGTGATGTCCTGCTTGACGGGCATCGCACCGACGAACTGCGCAGGTGCAAGCACGTACACGCCGTTCTTCGGCACCATTGTGCTGACGTGGATGTCAGCGCTGTAGATGTGGCCGTAAAGACCAGTCATCAGGATGTCGCGCTGAGTCGCCTCGTCGTACACTTCCTTGCCCCAGCCGCGGATGTCCTTGTATCGCTGAGGAGCGAGGACGATCTTCGCGCCGATCAGCTCATGCTCTTCGATGAGCGTCAGTGCAAGGTTGATGTTCTCAGCCTGGAGGGTACCAGAGACCGAGATGCTGTGGTCAGCGGGGATGGCCGCGTTGATGACCTTGAAGACCTCAACGTCCTCCTGGCGCTGGAGCGAGTCCTTGGCGCGAACCTGAGCGCGGTCCACGATGTAGAATCGTCGAGCGCGAATCTCGTTCAGGCGGATCGTGGGGTGAGCAGCAAGCTCAATCGTCGGAACGATAAGCTCTTCTGCTTCCACAAGGGCGTCGGGCACCGAACCGCGCTTCGGAATGACGTAGCTCTTCACGGCGACATCGCGCTCGTATCGAGCCAGAGCGCCGTTAGGCAGCTCGTCAACCATCAGAAGCTTTCGACCGATAGCCTGGTACATCAGCGAGGTCTTGATAGGCTCGACCATCGCCTGCGCGAGCGCCGTGCGACCCTCAGGGGTCTCCATCGCCATAGCGATGATGGCTTCGCGCTGCTCGTTGGTATTTCGCTTGATCATGCTCATTTCTATGTGATCTCCTTCGTTTGTCTTGCGACTATTTCCTTAGACCTGCTGAATAAACAGGAGGCCCGCAGTGGCGTCGTACTTCTCAACCACGGCAACAACGCGACCGTGAGCGGTGTTTGCGAGTCGGACGAGCTTACCAGCGTTAGCTCCAGCGCCGAACGTCAGATTGTCGCCGATGCCGAAAGTGATGGGGGAGCCGCTGTCTGCGGTAGCAGACGAGGTGGCAACGGCCACGAACTGGTCGGTGATGAACTGGCCCGACGGAGTGGTGAAGACACCAACGCCGCGTCGAGGACCCTCGTAACCACCAGCACCCGCGGTGAGGTTGGTGACGCCGTTGACGGTCTCGTCCTGGAAGTCGCCGATGGCGCGCTTGTCAGCAACGTAGAAGCCGTTGGCGTTGCTCTGAAGGTTGCCGTTGCTGTCCACATAGGTGGAGCCGACGGGGTCGTTCAGAATGATAGTGTTGCCACTTCGCTGGTGGTTGTCGGCAGAGAAGCCAACCCAGTTAGCAGCAGTGTCGGTAGCACGGTTAGCCTTGCGAACAAGACCCGCATCCGCGCCAGAGAGGTCACGAGCCAGAGCCGCGCCCTGGGTGAACTCTGTGTTGTCCTTCGTGTCGTAGTTGGCTACGATCAGCGAGTTAATAACATGAAGTGCCATTTCTTTGTGTTCTCCTGGAATGGTAAGAGGCTTTAGTCCTCATCGACGCGAGGCATCGTGAATACGCCACGAAGCGCCTCCTGAATGTCAAGCGTTGCACTGTTTGCGGGTTGACCGCCAGAAAGCGCAGGGGACGACGAGACGACCTGGCTATAGGCCGTGCGTACATTGCCGAACTTCTCAGCAGCCGCGGCGACAACACGCTCGGCGTTGTTCTTAGCGGATCGCATCAGAAGTGAAGTTTGTCGAATCATGCTGTCAGCGGTCAGACCGTCGTTCAGCATGGTCTCAGCGTAGCCTTCGATTTCTCCCGCAGGAAGAAGACCCTGAGAGGCAAGATTGTAAGCGCAGGCGAAAGCAGTCTTGATTCGGCTTTCGCGAACGGCTGCCTTGCGCTCTTCCTTGGCATCATCTGCGTTGATTTCCACGTTCAGATCGTTTGCTTTGGTCTCTTCCGCCTTTGCAGCAGCCACCTTCATCAGAAGATGGACACCCTGGGCCACCGTCATCTTGCCGACCTCTTCGCCGTCCACACCTGCCTTCACGAGGTAGTTGTACACAACGTCTTCGACTTCGGCAAGTCGCTCTTCGGTGTCGCTGGCTGAAGCTACCGTCGTCTTGCGAGGCAGATTCTCCATTTGCGTCGGAATCTCAAAAGCGGGGCCGCAATCAGCATCTGCCGAAGGAACGTCGTTAAGCTTATCGAAATCGATAACATACTCAAGCGTGCCATCGGGCGTGCCGTCGAGCTTTACCGCTTCCACAGCGCCCTTGAGCTGAAGATTCTCAGGGTTCATTGTGGGGATGGGCTGATTGGCGTAGGTTGGGTTTTCACCGCGCTGAGAGTTGCCCTCGCCGCCCTTAAGGGACATTGTGGGGTAGTCCTTCTCACAGTGGTACTGGGCCTCGCCGTCGTACTGGAAAGGCTTCGCCTTCTTGCCGCCGTAAGTGCCCTCGGTGGTGTCCTTGCCCAGGCCTCGGTACTTGGGCTTGGCTGCTTCCTCCGCAACGACCACGCGCTGGAGAAGAGCCTTGCGCTCGGCTCGGCGCTGTTCTTTTGCTTCTTTGGTCATGGTATTCACCTTGCTTGCTGTGTGTTGCGGAGTGGTCTCTTCAACCTCCTCCACGCTGTCGGACACTTCTGTATCCTTGTCGCCATCGAGATCGGCATCCGCATCATCGTCGGCCAGGCCGTCGAAGGCTGCATCTGCATCCTCTTCGTCCGCATCGTCTGCGGATGTGTCGCCGCCGAGAGCTTCGTCGAGAGCCTTCTGCACAGCCTGCTGTGCGACCTCAACCATGTCAGCGGGAACTTCGATTTGAAAAGTGGCGATATTCGTTTCGTCGATTGCTTCGCCCATGTCGTCGTCAGAATCTTCGGTGGAGTTCAGTGAATCAAAATCTTCGGTTTCCACGAACTCGGCACCAGCCTCGTCGTGGGTTTCGTCGGTGGTATCTTCAGCGAAGCCAGCAGTCTCTGTGCCCAGATCAACCACCTTCAGAGGCTCTTCATCAAGCATATAGAGACCAGCTTCACGGAGAATGTTGGGAAGATGCTTGGCTCGCACGGCTGCCGCAACGATTCGCGCCTGATCCTCTTCGAGAGAGGCGCTCTTTTGCATGTCGCTTACACAGTGTTCCATATCTTCCTGATCCGTGGCCTTGATCTCTGCGAGTCGAAGGGCCGCCTTAAGGCGCTGCTCTTGGAGGGCAGTTTCGTTGTTAGTTTTCATAGTTGCTGCTTTCCTCTGTTTCAAGAGCCAGCTTCCTGGCTCCTCATTGCTCTTCCTGTAAAGAAGATGATGAGTGTCTGCATATCGACTTCAGTTAAAATAGCCTCGTGACCTGCAAAAAACCGATTTTTTTGTAGTTTCCCGAAATTCGAGGGAATTATTTGTGATTTCAGATTCAAACGAAGAGGCCCTGCGTCCGTAAACACAGGGCCTCAAAAGGCAGACTGATGTCTGTTATGCCAGCCAGGTGATCGAGACATCCAACTTGGTTGGGTCCGTCTCGTTTGCCTTCAGGCTGCTGACAGCATAGTTGCCGCAGTCATAGCAGATGGTCGAGTTCTTGATCTTCTGCGTGTGTCGGTTGCCGCACTTCGGACACACCATACCGATGGGCAGTTGCTTCTCGGCTTCGCGGTTGAAGTCGGGCATTGCCGTTCGCAGATAGACATCTGCGTCAACCGTCGCCGCGATTCGGTACATGGCAGGCCCAACGTTAGCCATTGCGCCCATGCCAGGAGCGGGAGCGGCACCAGGTGCCATGCCACCGCTCATACCCATATAAGGGGCAGGAGGAGCTGCGGGAGCAGGAGCTGTGGCTGCGCCAAGACCCATGTCGTCACCCAGACCCATGTCGGGAGCGGGAGCGCCCATATATTCGGGCTTGTCTGCACCGCCCGTATCACCACCGATAGTGATGATCTCGATGCTCTGCATCACCTTGTAGCGGGTGCCGCACGAGTTGCACTCACCCTCGCTGTTAGCCAGGTCCACGTCGTCGCTGCCACAGATCGGGCAGACCGTGCCGATAGGCTTGTTCTTGCCAGGCTCGGGCATTGCGTCCGTGTCCGCAGGCTCCTTCACAGGGTTGTCACCTGCAGCGGTGGGCACCGTCAGCGCGGAAACGCCCAGTCCCTCAGGAGCGGACATTCCCATGCCCGTGGCGTCCATACCAGGAGCCATCGGCGCTGCGCCCATGCCAGGAGCCGCCTGAGCGAATCGCTTCAGGACCTCCTGTCGGCGGGCCAGTCGGGCCTCCTTGGCTGCTTCCGACATCACCACCGCGGGAGGCAATGGTTTACCTGCAACGGCTGCCGCATCATCCACCACAGGAGCTGCGATGTCCACGCCACCGTCGGCCTTGAAGGTCTTGGTGACACGAGTTTGTACCGACGCGGTGATATCGCCATTCTCGGTAACATTCAGATCGGTGAAGCTGAAGGTGCCAGGGTCTACCGTGAAGCCCTGCGCCGAAAGAATCTCGATGGCTTTCTGGCGGAAAGTATCCTCAAAGGCCTCATCCTTGGGGTCGATGCCTCCGAGATCCTCCTTGCGGCAGACAAATCGGATAGACTCACACTTCTCTTCGGTCACCGTAATCTCAGCCGTGCGCTCGCCCTGCTCCTTGGCGGAGATTGCCTTGGCAACAAGCTGAGCAGCCACCTTGGGTTCTGCAGCAAGCTTGGCTGCTGCCTCCACCACAGACTTGGTGGGGAACTCAAAGTTGGTTGCGTAGTCGGCCAGCCAGCCAATGGTGGACTCGGCCACATCGGCCTTGGAGGCGACGCGCTGGTTGCCCCAGAATTCGCGTCGAGCGCGAACCGTCAGACGGGCTTCGGTGGCAGTAGCCGTACAAGCCTCGTTGATCTTGGCCGTCAGCGTCTTGCTGTCCAGGCTGGCCACCGAAGCGACCACCTCTTCGGGCGTTGCGTTGCTCTCTTCGCTCGCCATCACCATTGCCGAAATCACAGCCTTCAGGTGATTCTTATTGAAAGGAGCATCGCTGGCCTCGGAGGCAAGCGCAGCCTTCAGTCGCTCTTCGCGGCTGATATTCACATTCACAGGAGCGGCCTCAGCCACCACGCCATCGCGCAGCGCCTCTGCAGCAGCGGTGACGGCCTCGGTGGCTGTCTCCGCCATCGAAGCGGCGACTCGAACGGCCTCTGCCAGATCGGCAGCCGTGATCTCCTTGCTGACAGCCTCACCAAGCGCATGCATCAGAGCCGCGTCTGGGGCCATCAGGTTGGAAGCGATCTTGTGGAAGGCGCGTCGCTTCGATTCGACGATGCGGGCCGTGTTGCCCAGGCTTGCCAGGGCGATCAGATCGGCGAAGTCTTCGCGCTGAGCAAGCGCCGAAGCGGTGGCCACGATCTCTGCAGGAAGCACACGAGCGGCGATAACCGCCTTGCCCATCGCCTCCTTTGCAGCAGCCATGACAAACTCTGCCTCTGCAGGTCCGTACTCTTCGCGGCAGCACTCAAGCTGCTTCTCAAGCACCTCTTCAGGGTTGCCCTTGCGAGCATCTTCCAGAAGCGCTTCCTTGACATCGCAATGCGTGTCGGTGACACGGCGATGATACAGGCCAGCCTTCTCATCCAGAAGGTTCTCCTTCACATCATCGTCGGTGTCGCGGCGCTTGGAGAAATAGTCGCCCCCAAGCTGCTCCTGCTGGGTCTTGTCACCCGCAGGCTTGGTGCGCATCGATTCAAGCTCTCGCTCCTTGATGTCGGACTCTTTGCCCTTGTGAAGCTTGGCAAGCTCGACCTCCTTGACGTCGCTGTCGGTGTGAGGCTTCCAGCCTGCGGTCTTCACTGTCTGCGCAAACTCCTTGAGCAGGTCAGCAGCGACGCGCGTGCCTTCGCCGTTCTCCATACGCTGGAGCTGGTTTTCAGAGATAATTGGCTCCCACTCGGCCTTGACGCCGTTCACATAGCCCGAGATGTTGCCGTCGGTAGAAAGAACAACGCGGTGGCCCGAACTATCCTCGACCTTGAAGTCGATTGAAACGGCGGCGGCGAGCTTTTTGCGCTGCTCAGATGCGATCTTTGCGAAATGATCCATAGGTTGGTTTCCTCCCGCCCCTGCGAGCACGGGCGCGTTGGTCTTGATGTTTGTTTGGCGGCCAGCGGCGGCTCGCACGTTTGGATTGCTTTGGTAAATGGCGGCGAGGGTGTTAGTATCCACGCCGAGCGAATCTTTCAGGCCGATGAGAGCCTGTCCGAATTCAATCACATTGTTTGTCAGTCGATGAGAGGGAGCGCCTGCACGAGAGGCGGTTCTGGTGCTGGCATAGACCTCTCGACTGCCATCTTTAGAGGCCCAGACAAGCATAGTAGGCTCATTCGAGGCCTGTACAACACCGCCGCCAATGCCTGCTGGCATCGCCATCGGCCCGACCATTCGTCCCACATTACCTGCGGGACTCCAGTTAATCGGCTGCTGGGCGGCTCCCTGATTGAGCGGCGTGCCGCCTCCCTGAGGAGCCATCTGGCCTCCTGCGCCCTGCATCTGACCCTGATTGATGGGCTGCTGATTACGAGCGCCTGTGTCCACGCCGTCGTCAATCATGTCCTGCATGGTGTTCTGAAGGTCTGCCATGCTCTTGGTGATTTTGCCGACGTGCGTCAGGTCTACATTGTCCTTGCGGGCAAAGAGGTTCATAACGGCAACTTCAAGAAAGTTGAGCGCCAGATTTAAAAGGTCAAGAATGTTGAGGCCTGAACTCGGATCGATTCCCAGTGCGTTCAGAACCGCGGAGACGGTGGCGTTTTGGTCCGCACCCTCCCCTGCCATGAGCTGGCCGCCCACCAGAGTGCCTGCAGCCTGAGCGAGCCGCACCGCGCTTTGCGCCGCGGCAGCGATCTCACGAAGTCCCGATTCGAACTCGTGTCGCTCCTCGGAGTTTTCAGGCACCAGAGTGCTTGCCAGCACAATGCTTGAGCAGATCGAGTTAGCCCGTCGCTCCATGTTCATGGCAGCGTCGAGAATCTCATCCACATCATAAAGCTCTTCGATTTCACAGGTGTCGAACGCTCCGTCGCTCACGCAGCTCAGCTCGATAAACTTCAGTCCGTGGTTCTTCTCATAGACCTTTTCGCCTGTAGCAGGGTGCTTCTTGCCCTTATAGCGCTTCAGACAGTCGCAGTATTCCTTCTCGGTGGTGGCGACATTACCGCACTTGGAGCAGGTTCCGCTCTCCACCTGACAGTTGTGAACAGCCACACCTGAAACGATGTAGGTGTTGCTTTCTGTCTCAAAGTTATGAACCGCACCTTCGTACCACACTTGGTCAATTTTCTTGATGGGCTTGCAAATATAGCCTTCAAGCACACTGTCCATCTTGTGCTTGGCAGTTCTGACTTGGAAGGACAATCCTTTACTCAGTTCATCAATGCACCCAGAAGGGATTTGGACAAAAAATGCTGCTTTGCCATCAAAGCCCTTGCTCTCCACCTGCAAAACACCCTTGTCAAAGGACAGTGTATTGCCGTTCAGTACAGCATACTTACTGTGCTTGATTCCGAGCCTATGCATGATGAGCGACATCTGCTCCAGTAGAATGTGCGATTTTGACCAGGCACAAACGGATGTGTGGTGGACGTTAGGAAGATTTTTTGCGCCTCCGTCTCCGTTAATCCAGGCCTGAAGTAAATTTAGTGCGGTTTCGCGATCAGAGAAAACAAGCTGATCGCTCAGAGTTTTTTGCCCACTGAACTCTCCGCAGTGTGTATAGAACCAATCAGCAATGTCTTCAGAGGTCACGCGAACCACTGCGATATTTTTCGCGGACCGCTCGTATACGCGTGCTTCAACTCCGAACTCCTGGCGGAATAACTCTACTGTCTCTTTCACCAGAGTACCGAGTTCATCCATGCAAAAGCTAAACTCGATTTCGGCACGACGTCCATTTCGCTTCAAATAATTGCCTTCAGCGGCGAAATATCCCAGTAGTCTGGCCTTACCTGCGGAGAGTGAAAAACCGTTATCCCAACCGTTAATCGGGAACAGCGCCACATCACCCACCTTCAGGTCTTTTGCTTCTACAAAAGAAGGCTTCATCTGCTCATAAGCATAGTGACGATTCGCTCCCTTGCCTACGCGCTTTTTGCGATTAGCCCACTGCTCTTTGGTAAACACCAGATACGGGTGTTCCCTAGTGCTTTGAATATGCGTGCCACCCTCAATGTCGAGAGATACCAGATAATCGATATTTATCTTGACCTGTCGATTGATGATTTTAGTGGGCTGACCATCTGCATCGATGAGAACTGTATCTTGAGAAACGTTCTCGATAGGCATGTAGCCCTTATCAGTCAAAACGCGAGTTCCAGGCGGGAAGCACCCCATCGAAACGTCGTGAATAACACCCGTCCGAATGTTGCGAGCAATGTCGGGATAGGCCTCTTCGTCCACGAAGAAGGTGCAGTAGACGCAGTTCTGTTCTTCGTCCCACTCCGCGTAGACCACCATACCTTTGGCCTGCTCGATATCATCGTTTTTGTGATTCGTGTAGATGGGGCAGCCTTCAAAGGTCTTGTAGGCAGGGATTTTCTCGCCCTTAACCTCGACGTCCTTGAGAAGTTCGGCCTTGGAGAAGTAGTCGCCGTTAGCGTTTACGGCGTCGGCATCAATAGCGCGCGCTCGTACCCACAGCAGCTTCGCGCCCTTGCGCGCCTGCATCTCCCTGACAATATCGAAATCCTTGTACTTTTTGAACACCTCTTCGGGGTTTGCGTACAGGGACTGCAGTCCGATCTTTGCCGCTTCGCGAATGGGGATAGATGCCGTGCGGAGCATGTGATCGCGCGCAGCATTACGGTCTTCCTCCTTCAGGAAGCTATGAATATGAATGATTCCGCCTTTAGCCTCGCGATACATCAAGGTAGTTGGGTCTCCTGCTTCAATTCACAGAGCGTTTTTTTGAAAATGCTGCCCACGACTCCGCTCTATGTGCTCTTCTGTGCTAAATGGGCATCAACCTGGCGATTTTCAAAAAACGATCAAAAATCTTCAGGAGTTTTCATCTCTTCTTTTACAGGGAGGGCGCTCTCTTCACCTGGCAAAAAGAAAGACCGCTCCTGAAAAGAGCGGTCTTTCTTCCAATGGACAGGAATTAGAGCACCACATTGCCCTGGGCATCTTCACCAGGTCTGGCCACCTGGCGAATCGCCTGCATAATAACCTGTGCCACTTCGTTGGGGCGATCATGCAGCTCCTTATCCGTGAATCGAAGAATGGTCCATCCGTTGGCAGCCAGCTCCATGTCTCTTCGCTTGTCTCGCGCGATCTTGTCGGGGCTGTTATGCCAGATTTCACCATCGGCTTCGATGCCGATGCGCAGCGCGGGAATCGCTGCGTCCAATGTGTAGTCGCTGGTCTGCCCCATGCTATACTGAGCATAGATCGCAAAAGGCAGATTGAGGGATGTCAGCAGATAGTAGAGTTTCTTTTCAATGCTGGTAAACAGCATGGGCTGCGGAGTGTCATCCTTTTTGCCTTTTTTGCCCAGGGCCACGCGCCGCTGAATCTCTTCGCGGGCGGCCAGAGCCTGTCTGCCCAGACTATCTTCACTGGCCTCAGCGATCACCTTGCCCCACTCACGAATAGCGGAGTGGTTGACAGGGAAGCAGAACGCGCCGCCAAACGCCTGCGGCTCCAGAGGATTTCCAAAGCCATCATACTCCTCAGGAAGTGCGCCCACCACGCCGCGTCCAGAGACGGGGCGAAGACTCTGCACAAACTCTCGATGCGCCTGAGACTTGATCGTACGGGATGCGGTGCGCTGCTGCATATCCTGTTTGTAAAGGCCCTCGCGCTCCGCATAGATATCATTGACCACCTTGGCAGCCAGGCGATAGTTCGACTTGTAGTTCAGCGCGCCGACAGGCGGCATACCGCCCATGTCTGCGCCCATTGGGGGCATCCCAGGGACTCCAGGCGTGCCGCCCATCGGAGGCGTGGGCATACCGCCCATTGGAGGCATACCGCCGCCAAAGCCTGCGCCCATGTCGCCTGCAAAGCCGTTGCCAAGATCGGTGTTGCCAATCGCAGGGTTGGCGATGAAGTTGGCCCCCTGCTCCTCTCGCAGGCGCTCGATCTCCTGATCGGGATTGAGGCCAAAGGCTTCAATCGTGGTGTAGTTGGAGATAACGCCATTGCTGTTGGCGGTGACTATCATCTGGAGCTTGCCTGTCTCATCGCGAAGCTGCAGATCGTCAAACTTGATCTTCGGGTAGACGATCTCTTCCTGGCCGCGCTCACCTTCAATGACAAAACCGTTCCATTCAGCAACGGGCTTGAAAATCTTCTCTTCGATCCAGCGGGCCACCTCGCGTCGGAAAGTCTCCAGGCGCTGGGCCATCGCAAGCAGACCCACCTGAGCGTTTCCGTACGTGGGGCCTTCGCCGTTCAGCAGCGCCTTGTTGAGCATCACGCCGTCGAGAATCTCCTGATCGATCAGTTCAAATTCGTTGGTGAGCTGCAGCACCTTGCCTGATGCACCTACATAATCAAAGTCAAATGCGTGGTGCGTCACCAGCGTAAGATTCGGATCGTTGGCCACGGCTGCCAGCTCTTCCTGAACGCTATCCAGGTCCGCCTGGTTGGCAGGTCGGTTATCCGATCCGACTTTGACGACCTTAACAGGAAGAATGTGACGTTCAGCCACCAGCCACTGGGCGTTGCGCAGCTTGTCTTTGTAGGCCAGTGTGGGGAACAGCGGGCGGATCATCGGGGTGCCGTAATCCTCCCAGGGGGTGGAGCCAAACTTGAAATGCTCGATACAGATTGGGTTAAGCTTGAATGGCTCTCCCTTGCGGATCAGACGCCGCACATTGTCAGGAAGCTCGTCGTAAAACTCGTTGCTCTGTCGCTCCGACACCAGTCGGATTTCGCGCTCGGAAGGCTGATAGCGATAGACGCCCTGCTGCCCAGGAATACCAGGCATGATATGAACGCTATCGGGGTTCAGGATAGCCAGGCTGCTCCAGGTAGCCCCATCATGATTGCAGGCCTCTCCCGTGCGGCTGTCGATATTACTGCCCCGACAGTGCTCGCAATCCAGGGACGCCAGCACAAAGCAGTCGCCAAACAGGTGATAAACGCCGCTGATCTCGGGCAGCCACTTCTGAAAGTTGAGCTTTTGTATGAGCTTTTCAAAGTAGTCTTTCACGTAGGAGCTGGAGCATTCCAGCTTCCAGCCCGAGAACGGGAACATCTTGTAGAAGTTGATCGCCGCGGCGATCTTGGGTTCGTTATTGCGCCACCAGTTCGCCCAGAGATAGACTTCGCGACGGGCGTTGGGAACCTGGTAGGCTCGTGCGGTCAAAAAGGGGCTGTAGAAGTTGGGCGCGGTGGTGATGCTATTGGGCATCGTTTGAGCGGTGCGATAGCTTTTCAGGACATTGGCACCCACCCCCATCGTCACGCGAGAAGAGGCATAGCGCGGTGTGAAGGCGTCTTTTGCTGCGCTTCCTACAACGCGCTCTCCAGACACGGTTTGCGCTGCAATTCGCATGGCGGTAGCCAGTGTCGGCGTCTCTGCTGTTGATCCCTGATTAGCCAAAAGTAAACCTCGTTATGCACCCTGTGGACTTCATCTGCGCTTATACAGCAGTTGGTGAAACCTCAGGGATGCGTTTTTCCCATTGTTTGATTGGCAACAATAGCGATTCGCACCTTTATACGAGTGTGCGTGTCGCGGGGCGTTCGCCCTGAAAGCCAACCCAACCCTTCCCAGAGCCATACTGTGGCAGGCCGCGCACCAGCATGGAGCCTGTGCCCATATTCTGCTGGGACATCGACTGAGGCTCCTGGTTCACATTTTGATGGCGGGCTGTTTCCAACTGCTCTTCGAGAGTCGTGTGTTCGGGATTGCTGTGATAGGGAGAAAGCCGTCGCATTTCGGTGCCCTGAGTAGCAGGTCCCTCATTTGCCGCGATATCCACGGTCGTCTCATTGGGCTGACCTTTGTGGTTGCCAACATGATCGGTCTGCCTCACCAGCGTATCCCACATCTGGGCCTGGGGCACCTGAGGTGTCTGCGCCTCGGAACTCTCAGAAGCAGGCAAGGGAGTGGAGGGCGTGCGCATAATGCCGCCTCCCACTCCCTGTGCCACTGCTGTCTGTTGAGCCAACCGATACCACATCACGGGTCTCTTTATTTGCCGCGAGATTTCTCAAGCAGCTCTTCAAGCAGCATGTCGATTTCGTCTTCCGAGAGACCAACACGCTCATATTCCAGCATCGCTTCGATGGCTTCGTCGCCATAGGCTTCTTCAGAATGCTTCTCTTCAATCTGCGCCCCCAGCGACTCATCCGATTCGGCATCCAGCTCCACGACCTTGGAAGCGGTGGGGCTGAGCTTTTCGGTGAAGCGAACGCCGCTCATCTCCTCCTGATCGTTGAGAGTTTCGGAGACAGACTCAGCAGGCTTGCCTTCGGCGGCAAGCTGATGCGCGTAGCTCTCCTCCATCTCTCCGCGATGGCCATTCAGCGATGTAGTCACATCGAGTTGCTGCTCGCGGGGAGTCTCATGCATTTCGTACATACTGTTGTTTGCCTGCGCTCGAATCTGCTCCTCAAGAACCTTGGTGGCATCGGTGTGCCCCTTGGGCATCTGCTCCTCCAGCGTCTTGTCGGTAGCCGTCTGTGCCGTCACGCGGCGTCGGAAATTGAACTTGGCCACCTTGGCGTTGATCTCGCCCAGAGGCGTAGCGGCGTCGCTGCGATGGCCTGGCTTGCCCGCTTTGGCCTTGTAAAGCTGCGCCTCTAGGCTGGCATCGGCAGGAACCTTGTCGCGAAGCTTGTTGACGCCCTGTGTGCTGTCCTCGAAGCGCTTCTCCAGAGGAATCTCCCCTTCTGTCCAGGGCTTAGCGCGCTCACCTTCCGCAAGCGTCAACAGATTGAACTCGTTATCGGGGTGGCGATGCACATCCAGTCGGGCCATTGCCTTATCGTGGCTATCTGCGCTCTTGAGCCAGGTCTGATACTGACAGGAGACGCTGCCATCTGCTGCCATGCGGCTGTCGATGCAGTTTTCGCGGCACTTACTCACCTCCATCGGAACGGGATAGCCCATGACATGCTTGCCCTTGGGGCAGAGCAGATAGGGTTCGCCATCCTGAGTGCGAAGAGTCGTATAGGCGACGCGAATCGACTGCTCCTTAGGAAGCGTGGAAGCAAAGAGCGAGCGCAGTCGGAACGCGGCGGCATCCAGAGAGGCGTCTTCTCCCTCAAGAATGCCATTGCGGGCTGCCAACAGAGTGCGACGCTCATTAACATCAGGGGTGTCCGATAGAAGCTGATCGATGGCAACCACCGCCTCCGCCTGATAAAAGCCTCGGCTTGCCGACTCCATGCGATTTGCCAGTCGCTCCAGTCGAACCGCTTCATTGTCGATTCCACGCGCCGTCTGCACGGCGGCAAAAATCTGACGCAGCAGCGTGCGACGATGAGCCTGTCGCACTGCCTGCAGGCGATCTACGACCGAAGCCAGCTTTTCAACTGCCTCTTCGGGAGCGACAAAGCGCATAATTCGGATTACTCCCTGGCAGCCGCCATCATTCAAAAACTCTTGAACGACAGGATCGTTGTCATTCAGGTCTTCGTCCTGAATGATATCCATCGGAGTCTCTTTCTTGGAGACCTTTTCGCCTGACTTGATCGCTTCAACAATCTGCTCCATTGTCTCCAGAATAGCCTGCATCAAGCCGCTGCCGCCCAGAAGAGCGTTTTCAATGCCCTCGGACTGCTTCTCTTTCTTTTCCTTCTTGTCGCTCATCGTGTGTTCACCTGTTAAAGGCCCGCGCCTTGATTATTTCATTCCCATGCTGGACAGCTCTTCGGCATCAAATCCGCGATCTTCCAGCGCTTTGCGGATAGCCTTGAGTTCCGCATTGACACCCTTGGTGTCCGCGGCTTTCTTTCCGTCGCCCTGTGGCGTGTCTTTGCCATAGTCTTTAAGGGACATCAGCCAGGTGGCCCGTGCCATCAGCTCGGTGGTGGATCGCTTGGAAAAATCGGCCTTGACATCATAGATGCTATTGGCCTCCTGCGCCATACGCGTTGCCGCTACTTTCTTTTGCGGCGCAAGGACAGGATCGACCTGGTGCTTTCGACCACGATTGTCTCCAGGATCAAGATTATCGCTGTGATCCAGCTCTAGGCCTTCGCCTACAGTCACAGCCTCAAACTCAGCACCCTCTTCATCACGCTTGGTGACAGCAAAGCGGGCGCGAATAAACTGATCGAACTCCTCATCGCTCATGGAGGCCAGACGATGCTGAACGCGCGCCATCAGTTCTGCGGGAATGACCGAAGCCTCTTTCTTGCTCTTTTCAGAGGACTTGGAATCGCCATCATCACCTTCGCGGCGCTTTTTCTTGTTGTAGTCTCGCACAATTTCAATCGCGCGCTCGATGGTCTCTTCGTTCCACATCTTCTGCTTGAGCAGATAGCGTGTAATGTCTCGCTTTTCCAGACCGTGGTCGAGAAGCTTACCCACCTTGCCCATTAAAACACGGAAAGGATTGCCGCGCGTTTTCTTCTTGGGCTTTCGAGCCTGTGCCTCGCGCAGGTTGAAGGTGACGAGGCGAGAAGTCTTTTCATTGCTGGATTCGTTCATAGTCTTCACTTTGTCGGCAAGGCGCTGCGCAAGCTCCTGAGCCGTCGGGTCGTACTTGCCCGTATTGGGGTCTTTGGTGCGCTTCCTTGGGTCCTGGGCCATATCAATAGCCTTGACGATCTTCTGTACGGCGTCGGTCATCTCTGGCCGTGTTAAGCGCCCGAGCACGTCTTCAAAACGAGGCTTGAACTCTATCGCGCTTCGACTATCGGCGCTGATGAATTCAGACAAAAGGCCGAGAAGCTCATCTGGCGATACACCAGATGAGCCGCCCTGTGCATTGAGGGGCAGATTGGTTATCCCATTGGCGGGATTGGAGGCCAGCCCGCCACCAAATGTCTGTGCGGTTTTCTGCCCTGCCACGTGATTTACTCCTCGTCGTCAACCTGAAGGTTCACGTAGTTGTAGATTTCCGAAGCAGTACGAGCGCGAACGGATGGATTGCCCTCCCACTCGTTATGGCGCTGATTGCGATCCTTGATATGCTTGCCCTTGAATGCCAGGCGCTGCTCGCGCTGCTCATTCTGCATGGCGATACGCTGCGCTTCCTGCTCGTCAAGCGCATCAAAGTCGATCATGCCAAAGTTGCCCGCAGCCTCGTTTTCAATCGCAGTGCGCAAAATAGCGCCCGCTCGGCTGGAAAGCACCGTCGGCTTGCGAAGCGCGCCGATCTGCTCGGACTTCTCCTGCTCCCAGATGTCGTGGCGATTCTTACGGGCCATGCGTCGCTGCTGTGCATCGAGGATCGCCTGCTGAGACTCGGTATCCTGGGTCTCCATGAACGCCTCGGCGACTTCATACATATTGGGTTCCCAGATAGAGGCCGCGCCGCGAAACATAACGTTCATGTAGTCTTCGGGGGTGTAGGCCTTCAGGCCGCTGGTGACCTCTCGCGCAGTGTCGCCTGCATCAATGCCATAGCCTGCACGACGAATGGAGTGTGGCGAAAAATCTTCCGCCTCCAACTGCTCCAGGCGCTCATCGATGCTCATAGCACGACGCTCCTGGTACACGCTGGCTCCCTGTACTCGCTCCCAGGAGCGATCCTCATCTTCCAGGCTGGCATCGCGATCTAGGTCACGCTGCTGCTTGGCGATCTTGATCTGGTTTTCCTGAGATGCGGTGCGCAAGTGGGCATATGGGTCATTATTCTGCTTGTAAGCACCAACAAATGTCTCCTCCACATAGCTGGGGAGACCCTCGGTTTCAGAAACTTTGCGAAGAAACTTACTCATGTCTTTTTGTCCCTAAAAGGTATCTTGCGCTCCTTACTCTTTGCCACCATCTGGATTGAGCAGGGCCGAAAGAGAGATGTGGTTGGTGTGAATCACAGGAAGCCCTTGTCCATCTCCTGCCACGTTCGATGACTTGGTATCAGTAGGCAGAATCATTCTGGCTCTCTGACCAATTTTATCCAGACCGTGCTTCTCCAGAAAAGAGATGTAGTGGTCTGAATTGTCGTCGTTTAATCGTCGAATTTCGTTCATCGATCCTCTTTGTACAGGCTCTCCCCAGTTCAGACGCTGCTTAAGCTGGGGAGTCCTTGAGGGGAATGGGAATTACTTGTCGTACTTGGACGAAAAGAGATCGTCGATCCACTCTTCGGCGCCGTAGCCAAGCTCGTTCTTCCAGTAGTTGCGGAGCCGATCATAGTCGGCATCGCTGAGGGTCGCGGTCTTGACCAGACCTTCGACGGCAGCCTGCTTGATCTCCTTGTCCAGCGAGGACGCCATGACGTTCTTGATCTTCTCGCCTTCGGCGGAAAGGGCCTGAGCGGCGGTCTCGGCCTCGCCGAGCATCGCAGCCACATACTCGCTGGGGAAGCCCGCACTGGCGCACTTCTTGATGAATGCTTCTCGGCTTGCGCCCTTCAGATCAGAAATCTTCACGAAACCAGATGCCGTGCGCACTTCGTTTGCCTTCGATGTGGCTTCGGCGATCTTCTTTTCAGCCTCTTCCACAGAGTTGACGATAGACATGCGGTAAGCATGGCGCTTGGCGATCTTGGCGCTGCGCTCCATCTGCTCGCGTGCACCCTCTTCAATCTGAGCGGCGAGTGCCTGTCGGCGCTCATTGCGAGCAGCCAGAATCGTGTTCACCAGTTCGGTGTCGCCCGCGGCCTTGGCGGCCTCGATAGCCTCGGCGCTGAGCTGCTGAGCGCTGGAGAAGACAATCTTGCGGCGTGGCTGAGCCGAAGCTTCCTTGCCGCGGACAATCTTCTTGTCCTCATCCATCTCTTCCTCATCGACCTCGTCCTCCTTGGACTTGAACTGATGCTTCTTCAATGCGTCGGGAAGCGACTTCTTGGCGGTGACCACTTCGGTCTCCGCTTCTGCGGTTGCTTCTTTGTCTTCGAAGTTCGTCTCGTCGTTCTTCAGCGATTCGAGATACTGCTTGACTTCCTCGGACATGCCCTTGCCCTCAGCGTCTTCGAAGTTCGTCTCGTCGTTCTTCAGCGATTCGAGATACTGCTTGACTTCCTCGGACATGCCCTTGCCCTCAGCCTCGCGCACCTGCGCCAGGCGAGAACCAAAGCTGTCCCAGTCAATGCCTGTGAATACTTTTTCCGAGTCCAGAGCGTCACCCTGAATCTTTGTGGGGAAAATGCGTGCCATTTTAGTTGTTGTCCTCCTCAAGAGAGCCTTCTAGAAGATTCACTTCCAGCTTTTGCCAGTCGATACCTGGCTTTTTCATCGCCATTTTTTGAAAACGACGATTTTCATGGTTTTGAGCATAGCGCTCGCCTTTTTGCCGAACTCGCAGAGCGTTGTCGGCATACTCAATCAGGTCACCTTTGGCTATGCCCAGTCGCGAAAATGCACCTCGCTTAGCCTCGACGACAAACCGCACATCGTCCGTCTGTGGCTCCACGCGTGTGGGGTCATCAGGACTCATGTCGGCAAGATGTACAATTCGACCGCTGTCATCACAAAAGGCGAGACTGAGGCCGAACGGCACGTTTTTATTCCAGAAGCCATAGCGGTCTGTGTGCGGAAACACGAACAGAACCGCTTCATCATCCTCAAGAGGCTCCGCGAACATCAATCCGCGGGTCCGCTTTTCATCGTTATCCGCCACAAAGCGAATTCGGAATCGAGGCTGATCCATTAGACCTCCTTCAACATGGTTTCTAAAGCGCGCATCGCGGCATCGGCGCTGGCGTAATCGCCCGTCTCCTCCAGCGCAGCAACACGCATCAAAAGATTTCGCGCCGCATGTGCACGCACATCCACTCCCTCTTCCATTGGATTGGAATCGGGCATTGACTCCACAAGATCGATGGGCGCTGCGGGCATTTCGGGCGCAACCGTTGCCGCCGCCTCGGGCTGCGTCTGTTGCAAGAGCTTGGCTGCATTGCCCAGAACTACAGGGGGAGTGTCGGCATCGAGTCGCGAACGATAGGCAATCGGGTGCTTGCGGCGCTGTTTTTGATCCGCGCGCGTTCCCGTGGTGCCTCCTCGCGCCTCTATGTCCGAAATCATCTGACGGACGTTTTGCGTCTCTTCCTCCATGATCTTCTGGAAGGCGGTTGGATTTTGCCAGCGGTTGAGCGCCATGATGGGACCCTTGTGGATAGGTTTACCCTGGTCATCCACCTGCTGAACACGGAAGCGTCGGAATCCCTGTGGATAGAGAGCCTCCCAGGCTCGTTTTGCCACTCTGCCCAGCTCTTCGTCGCTCATCTCCGTCCAGGGCTTGGGGTCTGTTCCCTGCTCCTGGGCCAGCTCGTTGCGCGCCCATTCATAAGCCGCAACGCGCGTGTGCGAATCGAAGCTTTCCGTCATCTCATCGAATTTTTCTTCGCTGTACTTGTTCGACTTGTTGAGGAAGAAGTTTTCCAGCATCTGGATCAGCAAGGCGCGATGAGGGCGATAGATCGGATTGGTATCGATCTGGTCCAGAACGTAGTTGCGGAATCGCTCTGGTTCGCTCTGGCCGATATTGGTGCCAGGAATGCGGAATTTGCGCTCCAGATTGTACTCTTCATGCGCCTTCAGGCCTCCCTCAATCAGAAGGCGGCTGAACAGCGCCATCGGGCTGAGTCCAGACATCGCCTCTTCATTGTCGCCAAAGAGCGTTTCAAGCTCCTCGGGAGTGTTCAGCCCTGAATACAGATGCCGATGAGGCGGAATCAATCCCATGCCATAGGGCTTGAGTGGATACGGCGTGCGCTTGCCATCCTCGCCAACACGGCTGTCGGGGTAGGCTCCAACGCGATAGTAGTAGGGCAGAAGCTGCTTTCGAAGTGCGTCGATCTCGGCCTTTTTAGCGGCAAGCTCTTCGGGCGAGATATAGTCGTGCCCAATGCGATCCTCCTCCTTGATGAGGTCCAAAGCACGAGGCTTAGGAGCCTTCACCTCGGTGGATTGAGCATTCTCAGGCGCTTTCTCCGCAGGTGCAGCAGGTGTCTGGGTCTTGCGTCGCTTGCGGCGAGCCAGCTCAGGATTGAATGCCTCCACGAGATTGCGAAGCAGAGACTGAACGCGACGCTCGTAACTGCCCTTGGCAGTAATAGCGCTGCGCTTTGCCTCTTCTGTTTTTGTTTCTTGCATGGCCTTGACCGCAGCCTTCAGCTTATTGAAGCTCTCCATCATCTGCTGGTAAAGCTGATCAATGAGCTGTACGGCCTTGTTGAATTCCGCCTCCTCCTGAATCGGATCGGCGGCATTCTGAAGTCTGGCCTCCATCGCTTTTCGCCCGCGGTCCAGCAGGCTCTTGATGTATGTAGGCTGCTCCACGATGCGCTCAGGCAGCGCCTTATTGAAGCTGTCCATCAGGTCATCGATGTTGCGCACCTGTTCGGCGTCGTAATCGTCTGCGCCCTCAGGCGTGCTGGGTGCTGCGATCAGGTCGCCCAGAGTGTCTCCATCACCATCTTTGCCCTTGAGCGTATCATTCAGAGATTTTGTCTGAGTCAAAATGCGCTGCTGGTTCTGGCCCACAATCGTGTCCATCATTTTGGCTGCGCCATTGAGAGTCCAGGTGAGAATGGATGCCCCCTTTTCAGGCTCCCATGCACCAAGAGACGCCAGAAGGTTGGTCTTTCCTTCCGTGCGCGTTACGAATTCATGCACGGCCTCGTCAGCCATGTCCATGATCTCGCTGTCGCCGACGTTATAGCTTTGAAGCAGCGCTTTCTTCTGAGAGTTGATGCGCTTCATCAATGTGGGAATCTGCGTCATCAACCATCGGAAAAACACAGCGCGAAGATTGTTTTCGTTTGCCTTCAGGTAGCTCTCGTACACCTCGCCGCCTGCACGTCGTGCCTTTTCAATCACACGTGCGGTCTCCTGAATGTCGGCAAGCGCCTGCTGTTGCGAAGGCTCTCCCTCTTCCACGGCAACTACCACACGCTTCATGGCCAGCGTGCTGCTGCTGAGCCGCAAAGACGGGCCTGACTTCGCGCCCTCTGCAGTGTACAGTGTCAGATAGGCAGAGATCATCGACAACCGCTGCATGCTCTCTGCAGAAAGAACGGTGTCAAGGAAAGGAATGTAAGACTGTCGATTAAACTTCATGGGAATCTCTTGTTCTCCTGACAAACTTAGGCCTGGACCTGCTCAAAGCCCTCCAGGCTGCGACTGAGCTGCTTCAGTCGAAAATCGAGGGCATCCGCCTCATCATAACGCCCCTCGGAGTCCAGAGACTCCGCCTGCTTGACCAGCTCTTCGATTTGAGAGCTTACGGAAGAAAACACGGTGCGCATCTGCCCGCGCAGGCCGAAGACATCCCACTCTTCCTGAGAGGGCCTGGCACCAAAGGTGCCTGCGGTCACGGTGCGCTGTCCTGATAGTTGCGCATACTCCTGCTTCAGCCAGCGCCGCTTGGCATTGGCGTCTGCATAACGCAGGGGCTTCAGCTCATAACGGTTGTCTGCCGCGTAGGTGACAAAGACTCGGCGATGACATGCCGCAAAGAGAAGTTGATAAACGCGCTCTGGGGTATCCAGATGCGCCAGATCGGCTGTTGGCTGTTCGATCTCACGAGCGATCATCGCCGCGCGAACACCAAAGCTCACCTGCTGCAGCCAGTTGTGAACCTTCCGAAGATCGCGCTCTTCCATCGCAGGCATTCCGCCATGTTCGTTGTAACGCATCGGCAGCTCGGCAAGCTTCAGGCCCTCTTTAGACTCTTCATAGTCCGCAAGCGTCTTGATCATAGCCACCAGATTGCCCCGCGGGTCTCCGTGCTTCTCGCTGGAGAAGACAGGCGGCAATTTCAGCAAGCCGCGTTGAAAGCGCTGTGAATTAGGATGCGACTTGCTCCAAACGGCAAGTTCATGCATCTTATCTGCCAGCGCCTCGGCGTGATCAGAGAGGCTAAAACGTGTCATCATGATTTATTTGGTATCCAGAGTGCGCTTGAATCGCGATGCGGTGGCCACGCGAGCTGGCTCTTCGGATGCAGCAACCTCGCGAGCGGCATTCAGATCAAACTTGGATTTGGTCCGCGATTTGCGAAACTCGTTGACGGGCTGATTGAGATAGTGATATCGCAGCGCAATCCTGCCGCGCTCCGTGAGCGTCACGGCGCGTCCCGATCCTCGAATAAGCTCTGCGGTTTTGAGACCCAACAGATCGTGGTCCGAGATCGAAAGAGGCACGCGATAGATGGTCTCCCCTGTTCGGCTGGAGTTGACAAAAGACTGGGCCGCCGTCACAATCTCATCCTGAGACTGCTCGATCAACTTGAGCATCTCAATCGTTCGCTCGGAAAGCTTCAGCTTGGCCTCTCGGACGGTGCCGCCGCCAAGAAGCTGCGCCTGGAGCGCAGAAAGAGCCGCAGGATCACTCTCCATACCAGGGGAGTCAAAAAGCTCTTCGTGAAGATCAAGTGTGTGTACGGGTTTGATGGGATACGGCATGTTCTGCTCCTGGAAACTACTTATAGGTCGTCTTCTGAAAAAGAAACACGCTGACCTGTCTGCGGCCAGCGTGTTTTTGAAAAAGTGTGGTTTGCAGATTATCGCCTGGGCACCAGATTCTTCCAGCGATTGGTAGAATCGTTATTGGCCTCGTAGGCATTTTCCCAGGTAAAATCGGTAAGATCGCCCATCGCCATACTGGGACTGGAGGCGATACTGCCTGGATCGACATAGGCGGGACCTGGGACCGAATCGGAGCCATGCAGCAGGCCTTCCATATTCTTATCTTCGTCGCCCACCAGATCGCGATACTCAGGAGAGAGGTAGCGAGGCTGCTTTTGTCGAAGATCATCATTCTCTTCAAACTCGTCTTCCAGCTCCTTGTAGGGCACAACAAACTGGTCGTAATGCAAATTCGGATCGATATCCCAGGTCTTCGGCAGATACTGGGCCACACGATTGGCCACCGCTGTGATGAGATCGGCTTCGGGCTGCATGCCGCGATCATCCAGGGCGTTCGCTGCATCGATCAGATGTTTGAGAGCCGCGTGCTTATCCATGTAGCTCTAATCCTGCGCCCTGAAAGACTCAACCTGCACGATCCAGCTCGGCTTTTGCCGTAGATAGGGCATTCGCTACGGTCATATCCATGTCATAGTAGCGATAGTTACCCAGTCTGCCGCCAATGATCAGGCTTGGCTCTGCCTCGGCAAGCGCGCGATAGCGCGCATAGAGCGCATTGTTGGCGTCATCGTTGACAGGATAAAACGGCTCTTTTGTCTCTTGAAAGAGCGCGGGGTACTCTCGTGTGATAATCGTGTGCGGGGTCTGCAAAAACTCGAAATGCTTGTGTTCGACAATGCGCGTAAAAGGCACCGATTCTTCAGTGTAGTTGATAATCGCATTTCCCTGAAAGTCACCCTCCAATCTCTCCTCTTCAAATCGGAGTGAGCGATACTCCAGCCGACCATAGCAGTGACCGTACAGGGCGTCAATAGGTCCTGTGTACACGGTCTTGGAGCCAAGTGCATCCCAGGCGGCACGATCTGAGAGATAGTCTACGATCAACCTCACTTCAATCCCGTCCAGAATGCGCTCGATCATCGCCGTGTAGCCTCCAATGGGAATGCCTTCAAAGCTATGTGAATCGTGGAAATAGCGATCATTCATCGTTAGCCGAACAGGAAGTCGTTTGATGATCGAGGCGGGCAGGTCTTTAGGGTCGCGCCCCCACTGTTTCATGGTGTAGCCTCGGATGAACATCTCGTAAAGCGTCGGACCCACCTGGCTTAAGGCATGCTCCTCCAGATTGGCAGGCTTCAGGCCAGCAAAAGGAGCAGTCTCGGAAGCCAGCTTAGCCTCCGCCTGACTTGGGGTGAGAATATCGGGCCACACGTGATGGATCGTGGAGAGATTGATCGGAAGGGAGTACAGACGCCCCTGGTAGTGTGCTCTGGTGCGCAGGCTGAAATGATTGAAATCAGCAAAACGATTGATGTACTCCCATACATAGGGCTGAGATGTGTGGAAGCAATGTGGACCGTATTTGTGCACAGGAATACCGTCTACAATTTCGGTGTGACAGTTTCCTGCAATATGGTTTCTCTTATCAATGACCAGCACTCGCTTTCCGCGGTCAGTTGCCTCACGTGCAAATACGGCCCCAAACAATCCCGCCCCGACAACCAGATAGTCATATCGCATGATTGCGCTTATACAGATGCCATCGAAGAAACATTCGACCATTTTCTGATCATCTTTGGAACATCAAATTCTTGAAGATGGCGCAGTATTTCCTCGCCATGAAATCCTGCGACCGACCACACATACACGCTCTTCATGGGCCGAACATGAGCCTGGTAAGATGGAGGGCACACTGCCGATAATTGGGCCTTGATCCATTCGCACATGAATTTTGTGCCAACTACATGCAGTCGCAGTTTGGTTCGATTCTTCGAATATGTTCTGTGAATGCAGCCATCTCCGTCGATGTAGCCGATAATGAAAGCCAGAGCAAGATTTTCAGACAAGTTTTCAGGAGGCTGTATGATTAGGCTTTTTTGAGGAACAATTCCAAAGTTCCGTTCAAGGTCCTCGATTATTTTTCGGACGCCTTTGAATTCCAGAGCCACGTAGCGTTTGTTTTTGTTTTTGCCATAATACAGATTGCCACTGTAGTTGATAGCTTCGCGAAATTTTTCAAGATGATCCGCGTCAACATCCGAAAGCTTTATTCGAAGACGCCTTTTGTCTTGGGAAACACATCCATCTGCCGCTATAAAGCCAGCCCAATAACAATTCTCAAGAGTGGGATGAGAAAAGTAATCAAAGTTCAGGTCGTGCTTTCTGTGAGCATGTGAAAGATCACGTTTGAGTCCTAAACTCTTGGCCTTGAGCGACACAGCAGCAATTGTTCTTCCAGGAAGAAGTTTGCAAATTTCTTGGTTTGACATTGTCCTGTAGTAAGACGTGATGATGTCAATTTCAAGCGGGGACCACAACGGTTGTTTTGGCATAGCAAAATATTCGGCATTGATGTGGACCATACCTTTCATTGTGATTCAAATATGCGCTCATATTTGAACGATTTGAGGTTGCTTACATACGCCAGGGTGATCCCTGGCCTTCAAAACGCTGCTGGTAGCTATCCAGAATGCCTGTTGGCTCGTCCTTGTGAAGCTCCCAGCGATTGCCTGGGAAGCGATCCTGCGGGGCGCGCTCAGGCTCAATGCGGTTGGTCGCTTCGAGCTTGGCCTCCAGAGGCAAAAAGGGGTCATCGGCTACAGACACCAGATCGTCTTCGGAAGTATCAAGGCGGCCCAGTCCGTTGACCACATCCTTGGCCATCTCTCCTACGCTGGAGGGCAGCGCATGGGACTCTGGCTCCCGCAACAGGCTGAACTCATCGGGTTCCTGAAAGTCAAAAACCACGGATGGTTCGTTTGCGGTGCTTTTCTGGCCACCCCAGTTCTGATTGGCAATATCTTCCAGATACTGATCCAGCTCTGCTCCAAGCTCCAAAACAGGCGTGCTGCCCAAGCCCAGAGGATAAGTGCGCCGTGCTTTGTCTACCCAGTTAAGCTCTTCGGAATTCTCATCATTGATCTCGTTGGGGCGGCTGATCAGGTGAGCCGAGCGGCTATTTTGGGTCTGCGACATCACAGGATTAAATCGGGACGGCTTGATCTGCGGAGGCACTTCGTCTTCGCGAGGGTCTTTGACATACGCCTTGTCGTCGGTTTTGCGACGCGACTGAAGCTGCGCGTTCAGGGGAGTGATATGCTCCTCTTTAGGCGGAAAATGCTGCTGGATGAAGGCTGGGCTGTTTTCGCGAATACTGCGGGCCGCCTCTTCATAAAACCGCTCTCGGCGTCGAATCTCCTTGCGGATTTTTAAGCGCTCTCGCTCTGCGGGAGTCAGGTCGTAGGGAATCAAATCCTCTTCCGCGTGCTGATGCTGGTCTTCAAGGCGCTTCTCTAGGTTGCGCTCAGGATCGATAGGAGCGGGATTGTGCACCCCTTCCAGGATTGCGTCCAGGCTTCGGTCTGCAACATAGCGATTGATATCCCAGCCGCCGCCCATGCCATAACCCCGCCCCAGGGGCGAGCTGCCAGGGGCAAACGGAGATTGACCACCACCCACGCCGCCATACTGCGCGGCGCGTTCCATCGATTCTTGTTGTGATATGGGCTTCGACATTGCCTGGAACTCCTTTTAAGGGTATTCTGCCCCTGGTTGCGCGCCCCCTGTTTGTAAGTACAGGATACGTTGAATGTTTAGCGCGGTCCCGTGCGAGCAATGCGAGATTTGGGAAGCTGCTGCATCACTTTCGCGGTCAATGCCTCATAGGCTACGGCGGCCACAGCATCACAGATGTCGTCTTTGTAGCCTGATAGTGCCTTTATCTCAAAGCGCTTGCTTTTCCACACTTTTTGCAGGAAGGTAAACTGATTTTTAGCCTCCGCGATCTCATTGAGTTCGCGCACCTGCTCTTTGGCATCCTTGTATTTGCCTCCAGAAAAGCCATAGATGTCGATGCGTTGTTCGCGCATAAGCTGGATCAGCTCTGTGTAGATTTTGCCCTTGTACTCCTGATTAAACTGGCGCTCAATGGCATTGATCCCCATGCTTTTCAGTCTTAATATCGAGGATTGACTATGCCACTGGTCAAAGCTCACTTGCTTGAATCGAAAGCGCTTGTGAAGATCGATCACATAGTCTTCCACCTCTTTCTCGGCCACAGGCTGGTTTTTAGTGAGCGGGTTCCAGAAGTGAATATGGTCGATCACCACGCGGCGCAGCGGCCTGTTGTCGGGGCCGATCTGAACGGGGTAAATCTGCTCCGTATGTGCCACAGCCAGTGCATAGTAGTCGCTGGTGCGGGCGGGGTCGAGGTGCAGATAATACTCAATCAGCGGCTGGCCATATTCCGCCCTGGGTGTCGTGCTGGACATCGCCCAGAGATTGCTCACCTGCTCTGGAGTGAACATGGGGTCGCTGGAAGCCGCGCCAAACTCAGCGCCAAACTGCATCTGGTATTCGACGGGGTCCTTGCGTTTCTGCTCTTCCAGCCAATCCTGGTCGATACTCGGGTTGGTGAGCCAGGTGGGAAGCCGCATCACCAGCGTTGTGGGGTCATCCTGCCTGTTTTCATGCAGATCGTACAGCAGCCCAATGGGACCTTTGGGGTTGGAGAGCATCATCATCTTGAAGTCTTTGCCAAAGGTAGCGCCTGAAGGTTTGAGATCGTCGTAAAGCGCATAGTCGAGGCCCGAGTCGGGATTGTCTCCCGCCATCGCCGCCACCTCGTCCATGATGATCGACCAGCAGGTAAGACCCACAAGGCCTGAGGCGTTGGAGGAGCCGCAGCGCAGCACCAGAGAGCCTGCAAAGAGATTGATCCCTTTTTCCGCCCGCCGCTCGTTCTCTTGGCGGTCGTGATCGGTGAAGAACCGCATTTCCAGTTCTGTGTCTTTACCGACATAGGGCTGGAAGAAGGGTGACGCCAGAACGGTCTGTTTGATCTTGGAGAAGATGGCCTTCTTCGCCTGCTCTTCGTTGCGCGCCACGTTCAGGAGGACGATTTCATCAAACTCCATCAGACCATAGCGCGACTGAGGATGCCCCATAGAGAGCAGTCGGTATAGCTCGTAGAGGGCCATAACCGATACCAGGAACGATTTTCCAGATCGGCGGCCAAGCACCAGCACCAGCTCCTGGAACTTATAGCGATTACCGCACTTTTCCAACACCTGCTTGCGCAGCAGGGGGTCAAACTCGGGCGCAAAAAGCAGGTCGCGCTCCGTCTCATAGTTGTCCGTGATGGGCCGCTCGATCAGACCATCGATTTTACGGGCATCATCAGGGTTCGTGGCCTCTTCGCGCGCCGCTTCGTAGCGGGCCTCGCGCACGGCTTCATCAAAGCGATCACAGGTCAGACAGGGAGAGTTGGTGACCGAAAAGACGTTTCTGAGCTGCTTTCCGTCCTGACGGCCTTTATAGACCTTCTCTTCGTTTTCACGTACATACTTCCAGACACAGCTGTCACAGGTGCCCGAATTACGAACCTCATCGGGCACATCCTCGATCTCCAGATCGGTGTTGCCCTCCTGTCCCATGTAGAAGCACTTGAGGATCAATCGCTGCCACGGATAGGGCCGCAGTCCGCAGAAGTAGGGATGCTCGATAAAGGTGACGATATCGACAATCTGATCGGGGTTGAAGCGAGTCTTTTCAGGTTTAGGCGGGGGCAAAATCTCCGCGCGCACCATCGGCCTTACTTCATCTTCGTACTCGTCTTCGTATCCCTGGGTCTTGAAGTTGTCTTCAAGAGCCGCAAGCTGCTGCATCAGGGTTGCTTTTGCATCCTGCTGCTGATAGTTTGGTTTAGCTGGTCTGCCGCGCTTGGGTCCTGGCATAGGTCACCTCTTACATATTCTCCTGAAGCCTATCTCGAAGCTCTGCGACCTTTTCGCGAATCAACTTCTTATCAGCCTCGCTTTCCATGCTGTTGTGTAAATCCATCAGAATCTCAAAGATGTTGAAGCTGGACATCAGCGATTCATCGCGCTCCTTCTTCAGCTCTTTCAGGCGCGTGGTCAATCGCTCCACCATGCTGGCGCGCTTGAGTTTAAGCTCTGGATTTTTCGAGCAGTCCATCCCGCGTATGTCATCCAGCTCCACCAGAAGCGCCAGTTCCACGAGATAGAACTCGCGGCCAAGCCACTCTGCCACCTCTTCTTCGCGTCCACGATAGGTATCCAGGCCCTTGGTGGCAATATTGCGAAGGTTGCAATGCTGCTCCATATGGGTTTTGACCTGCACCCAGTTGAGCTTGGCGTTGAAGTAGGTTTCGAAGAAGTTGAGGACCGCCTGAGGCTTTTTGCCGTTGTTGATGTACACATGCTCGGCCAGCTCTCGAAAAGGACTGGTGCAAATCGCGCATCGCGGCTCCATAAACTGCGGATAGTGAATAGAGAGCGGATACTCCCTCGGGATCGCAATAACAGGCTTATCGCCCTCCTTTAACTCGCGAAACATGCGAAGCTGCCGATCCGACAGATCAACACGGGCCAGCGCGTCTTTTTCCTCAAGGTCCAGAGCCTCAATGATTTCATGGGTGTTTTCTGTCCCCAGGGTGTCAAGATTATTCTCTCCGCCCTGATCGTCTGGAAAACCTAGATGTGTGTCCGTACTCAATGTTGGTAGCTTCTCCTCACCCGTATTCTCCATCCCGTCGATGGAATAACCTCTTTTGTACAGAGAAAACTCGGGCGCTTCCAAAGCAAAAGGCTCTGTCCTTGGTGGGGGACAGAGCCTTTATGATTGTGTTCCAGTCCCCTTTGCCGCAGGCCAATTGGCTACGACGAAAGGGAAGATCAGTTGCCCAGCGCGCGCTTGAGGCGCTCGTAGGGCGAAACATGGTCGGCAGCCTGAATCATGAATTCGTCTGCCAGGCCGAAATCAGCGAAGTGACCCTTCTGAAATCGCGTGCCTGTGGAAGTGCCCTGATCGAGATCAACCTCGGCGGCCTCCTTGCGCATGGCCACCTTGTAGCGGCGCTCATTCTTGGCAAGCTTCTGAATGCGTGCCTCTTCGCGCTCTGCGATCAGCACCGACTTGAGCATGGTCTCTTCTACCCAGGGCTTGAGTTCGCTGTGAAGCACATCAAGCGCAAAAACGTCCTGCTTGGCGTTAGCCGCCAGGCGATACCAGGATTCCAGGTTCTTCTGCGATACGCGCACAATGGGCGATTCACTCTTGGCCAGGCGGTCCACAAAATCTTTCGCCGAAAGACGACGCAGCGTGTCCTCAATGATCGGCTTTACATCCGAATACGAGGTGGGGACCACCATTGCCGTGCGCACAGGCTGGCTCGACTCTGCACTGGCGGTCTTGCCGTACACTGTGTAGACCGCATGCTCCGCAATGCGAAGATCAAAGTTTTCTGCCGCCAACATCTCCAGAGCTTCCTGGGCGGTAAACCCACGCTTCTGAAAATCGATTGCGCCCTGAGCCGCTACAGTGCGTTCTCCCTGAGTGTTCTGGCGAAGTTCGTTTCGCCAGTTGTAGATGATATCAGCTTCTGATGCAAGCACGTGTCGAATCTCCTCGGTGGGGAATGCCCCCAAATTACTCCGCTAAATGTTATCGTTCGCTTCACCTGCAAACACACCCTGCTCAAAAAGGCATATCTGCAAAGAAAAACGAAGCATCTTTATACACGCCGCCCAAAGGACCAAGCGCGCATAAAGCGGCATAATCGAATAGTCCACAAAAGAGGCGTGATTTATTCTCTCATTCCAGAGAAAAATCATCAGAAAGAATTTCGCGCATCCGATTGATACCTCGCTTCAGGCGCTTGCAGAAGGAGGCCTGGGTGATCTTCAGCTTTTTGGCCGCCTCCTGTTGTGTGAGATTGTCGAAGAAGTAGGCCTGAATCGCCTCTTGCTGGCGGGGGTTGAGCTGCTCGATAGCATCCTGGATCGCCTGGGCAGTTCGAACCTTACCAAAAGGATCGTCATGATACTCTGGCTCCCAATCGTTAGCCATCTCCGAAAAACAGACCTCTTCCACGCCCGCGCCTGAGGTTCGATTGCCCAGAATAGTCTGTCGGCAGCGATTCAGAATCGCATGATCCAGTCGTGTGGAGAGGTAGTAGGAGAAATAGGAGAGCGAAGAGTCGTAGTTGGCCACCAGTTGCTGAAGCACCAGGAACACTTCCGATTCCACGTCTTCACGCCATGGCCGCAGGCGGGGTTCTCGTGCGATACAGCGCGTCACAGAGGCAGCGATCAGGGGCTGATAGAAATCGGCGATTTCTGCCAGCGCATGAGTATCTCCTGCCTGTGACTTGAGCACAAGATCGTTGATGTATTGATAACGCGACTCCACGAATAACCCCGAGAATATTTCCTCATAATGTTCTTCGTGGAGCCGCAAGCTTGAACCTGGTGCTTAGATGCTAGAATTGACCGCGAAGAGGCTCCGCATACTGATTCTCCCCTGCCAGGCAGAGAGCAAGATAGGGAAAAACAATGCGCTCATCGAGTCCCGCGCGCAGGTCTCGGATGGCTGATATGGTCGCCTGATAGTTCCCAGACAATCGTGTCGCCTGCGGCAGAGTCTTTTCCGTGGCCTTGCGTACACGCCAGGGGTTTGGCGCGGCTGGCTCAGGAAGGTCCTGGGCCTCTGACCAATCCTGAAGCAGATAGCGGCCCAGATAAGGCTGAAGGGCCATCTGCCTGGCGATCTCATCCGCGGAGCGCACCTGCCGATCCTGCAGGCAGCGCACTGCCATCAGAAACTCCAGTTGAGAGGCCAGAAGAATAAGCGCGCCCTGAACACCCTGTGTCGCCGAAAGCGTATAGAGCATGCTCAGCGACTGCGCGGCATTTACGCCTGTGGCCGTGTCGATGAACTGCCAGATATCGACGCCCTGTTCAAATCGCACCAGCTCCTGCAGGTCGGATGCGCTGATCAGGCCAGGCTCCAGGGCTTTCACGGAGATCACCTTATCCAGCTCATTCTCCATCCACTGCAGATCGTATACCTCGACATCCCGCTTACCACTGGGGCCTTTCACCTTGGCGATCTGCGTGGGGGCGTTTTGGATGATCCACCGACGGGCCTCGTCGGTGAGCGACTGACCTGTGCCTGATTCCCATTCTGCGAGATGATCCATAAGCTGAGCGCGCTCGCCCGCTTCAATCGGGGGCAGATAGGTGATTCGTCCGCGCTTCTGGGCCTGTTGCGCCAGTGAAGCGCGGCCATCAATCGCATCTCCAGGCGTGACGATCACCAGGGCCGAGGCAGTGAGGGTGCCATTTTCGATGGCCTCCTGGCAGGCGCGAAGCTGATCGGCGCTGGGATCGGAGAGAATAATCATATCGGCCAGATCATCAAAGGAAAAGGCGATCATGGCGTCTTTGAGAGCGCGCACTGAATCGGAGCGATCAAAGCGGCGTCGCCCAGGGCTGCCCAGGTCTTCGATCAATCCCTGCAGAAAGAGGCGGCAGAGACAGGGATCGCCTCCAATAATATGAAGGCGATCCCAGAGGGCAGTATCACTCTTCGTCGCTGCTTTCGGTCTCTTCGCTGGCATCGTTGTCTCCTGTCTGGTTGGGGGTTACAGGGAAGATCAGGTGCTCAAAGTCACCGTCTACCAGCACCAGTGCAATGGTGTCTGCCTTCAGCTCTTGGAAAGCTAGAACCAACCACGCGCTGTTGACAGAATCGATAGCCTTGGAGAAGAAGCGGTGGGCCACGTTGACTTCCGATTCGCCGCTCTGCTCCTGAACCACCAGGGTGTCCTGACTCATGCCCGCGGCCTCGTTAGTGGAGATCACCAGGCCGCCGCCCGTTCCATCGCTCTCCATGGGCTTGATTGCCACCGTAACATACGAGTCTTTGGCCACCAGCGCGGCAAGCTTCAGCGAGCGGGCCAGGTTGCCCTTGCTGATCTTGACTCTGCCCAGCTCCTTGCCCTTCATAAAGCGAGAAAGCTCAGGGTACGATTTGCCAATCGCGTTTTCGAGCGTAGAGGTAAACGTCGTCTCGCCCCACTCGAAGCGCACATGGCGCTGACCAGGCTGCACAGTGACGGTGGCGATATCTTCAAACAGCGCCGCGAGCGTCTCTGCCGTCTCATAAGGAAGCAGAAGCTCAATCGTGTCTGCGCCAACATCATCGATCTCCACGGTGTGGCGCGAGATGCGCAGGGTGTCGCAGGCTTCGGCCATCAGCTCGGTTCCCGAAATGGTCAGGTGCACCGCCGTAAGAGGAGCCTGCGTGTGGTCGTGCGAAGCGGCGAATGCAGTGGACTTCAACGCATCGCGCAGCGCTGCCGCGGAGATTTCCACGCTCTTGCCCTGTGCCTGGTAGTTGAAGGGTACGAAGTCCGTTCCAGCTCCTGTCGGAAAAGCAAAGCGCGTCTTTTTGTTGCCGATCACCAGGTTGGCATTGTCGGCGTTGTAGACACACTTCACTTCCTCGTCGGGAAACTGCGAGAGAAACTCCACAATCGCCTGGCCAGGCGCAGAGAAAGCCTCGCCAGGCAGATATTCAAGGTCCTCACAGGGCAGAATCAGGTTTTGCTCTGCGGTCTCATTAAGAGAGGTGACGAGCAGCTTGTCCTGGTCGGGCTTAAACAAAAATTCGGAATCGGCCTGGCCTTTGGCTTTGGTATTGCACGTGCGCAGAGCCTGCTTCAGCACCTGAAGTGCTGTAGATCGCGTAAGAGTGAATTTCATGTTGCCTCTGATAATTGTCTCGCTCTTTGAGTGTGAGCATGACTGGTCTCTATTGTGTTCGTGCGATTTGAGGCAATTCCGCACACATTTATCATCGGCGGCGGCGTTTTTTCGGAGGCTCTGCGGGAGGCGGCGCTTCTCCTTCCTCCCCTTGATCCTGCGTGGAATACTGCTGGTAGACCTCGCTTGCTTTTTTACGGATGCGCATCAGGGCGTTATCCACGCATTTGGCCTGAATGTCCAGGTTGGTGGCGATATCTTTGTAGGAAGAGTCGTAGCCATACTCTTCAAAAATCTGTTCTTCAAGCGGGGTGAGCCGAGGCCGCAGGCGACGGGTGTTTTCGTCCAGTTCTTCTCGGGCGATCAGGTCATCCAGAATCGTGCGATCTCCATAGTCCTCCTCCAGAGGATTGCTGCGGTCTGGAATAAACTCCGCCAGAGTCTGCATGTTGCCGTCGTCCCCAAGCACCATTGGCGCGTCTAAAGAGATCGCCTCATTGAGGATGGCATTCTTATAGCGTAAGGCAGAGTGAATAGCGGTGGAGATATGACGCTTGCACACCAGGTTGATGCAAAAACTGCGGAAAGTGGTGTTCTGTGTCTCGTCGTAGGACTGCACGGCTTTATAGACGCCGATACGCAGCTCCTGAAGAACATCCTCTTTGTCCTGGCCCTGGATAAAGTAGTGTGCCGCGACCTTTTTTAGCTCTGGCTCCATATGCTCAAGAAGGCGAGAAAAGGCGCGTTCATCGCCCTGTTTCGCCTCCCTGACCAATTGAATGATTCGAAAGTCCTGTCCCAATGTTGCTCCTCACGGCGTAAAACCTCCCTATAGCAAAGTCGATGTTTGCTTGGTCGATTGAAGCCGTGAAGAGCTGCCGCACTTAAGCGGCTGTCTGGGCCTCCTTGGTCTTTGCAAACCTATCAATAATTCGCAGCATTCCCGATTGAACCACGAGATCGGCTGCAACGTTCTGCCGTATCTTATTTGCGATGTCTAAGAGTTGAGTTGTGATGTCCACGATCTGCGGCCCTTTGAAAAGCGTGATCATTTCTGCAATTTCTAAGTCGCGCTCCGACTTGTCAACCTTGAGCAGTCGGTACTCCGCCATCGTCATCAAGATTCGGCCCGCATCTTCCAGAAGCGCGCTTAAATCGCGCCCCTCGACATGTGCCGCCTTGATAAGGCGATAGGCCTCGCCGTGGTTGGTATTGGCTATCGCCTTCAACAGATCGATTGCCAGACCACGAGGGCCTCGTCCCAGAACGGCGCGGACATTGTCTTCTGTCACGCCGATCAAAGACACCTGCTCCAGGATGACCAGTGCGGTACGAGCGCTTCCCTGGGCTGCTTGAATGATCACATCCAGGGCCGCATCTTCCGCGGTCATCGCTTCTTCTTTTACAACGTTTCGCAAAATCGCCTTACAATCCGCATTGGAGACGCGTGCAAGCATGTGGTGCTGGCATCGAGAACGAATGGCTGGAAGCACTTTGTGAGGGTCGGTGGTGCACAGGAAGAAGATCACATGAGGAGGCGGCTCTTCCATGATCTTCAGAAGCGAGTTCTGCGCCTGTGTGGTGAGCATGTGGCACTCATCGAGGATAAAGATGCGATAATCGCCCATTGTCGGCTGGACACGCATCTTCTCAGCGATCATCTCTCGCATCTCATTAACGCCGCCATTAGTGGCGCAGTTCACCTCGATCACGTCGCGGTGACGGTCTTCGCGAATCAACTGAGAGGAGCGGCTGTTGGGATCGGGTTCACTCTCTCCTTTGGCGCGGTTTTCACACAGCAGCGCCATTGCCATGATGCGCGCCAGAGTGGTTTTGCCCGTGCCTGGAGGCCCCGACAGCAGGTAGGTGTTGACATGACTGCCTGTGGCGATCTGTGCCTTAAGCACGCGCGAGACATGCTCCTGGGCGACGTCGGAGAAGCGATAGGGACGATATTTGTTGTAAAGGCTCATAGGGCTAGTACGACTCCGTTGAATCTCAGGGGAATGTCAAATTTGGGAAAGTCACAGACTTCCAGCGCAACGCCTGCTTCGGACAACAGAGATTCTGCGCTGTCCAGAGACTCCTTCCAGTGATCGGGCGTGGCCAGGGCGATGGTCTTGTGGCACACCACGCGGTCGATCCCCGTTTGAATGATTGCGCGAGCGCATTCCACGCAGGGCCGAAAGGGAACATAGAGCGTGGCTCCTGCGATGGACTTTCCGTATTTGGTCGCATTGTAGACCGCATTGCGTTCAGCATGTTCGACAAACTGATACTTGAGGGGCCGCTCCCAGCGCTCTGGAGTCTCCTGCACCTGCGTACAAAAAGAGTTGATTCCACTGGAGAGAATCTGCATCTCACCCTCGATACTGTGAGCGATCACCGCTCCGTTTTGTGTGGAAGGGTCACGAGAGTCCTGAGCAAGCAGCAGCGCCTGCTGCATTCCCAGTATGTCCATTTCGACATAGGCACTTGGCATAATCCTATCTTTGTGCGTTTTTGCCTCTCGTGGCACAAAAAGAGGGCGCGCTTCAGATAAGTCACGCCCTCTTTGAAAACAGCAGAGGTCAGGAAGTTTTAGGACGCAGCATCATTGTCATCATGCGGCCTTCAAGGGCGGGCTGTGATTCGACTACGCCTACTTCAGAGAGCTGAGCTGCCAGGCGATTGAGTCGCTCTCGTCCCAGTTCGGGATGCGACAGCTCTCGATTCCGAAACTGACAGATGAGACGCACCTTATCTCCATGCGCCAGAAACTCTCCCGCTTTGCGCTGTGTGATTCCCAGGTCGTGATCCGAAATACGAGGGCTGATCTTCAGGCTTTTGGTCTCCTGGACTCGCTTGTGATTCTCTCGCTTTCGCTTGGACTCCAGGTACTTCAGCTTGCCGTAGTTGGCAATCTTGCACACGGGAGGCTGAGCGCTTTCAGCCACCAGAACCAGGTCCAAACCTTCTTCTTTGGCCAGGTTCAAGGCTTTGCGCGAAGTCATAATCCCTAACTGCTCTCCCTCTTCGTCCAGTACACGAACTTCAGGAATGCGCAGAAGGCGCTCGTTGATGTTAGGCGGCGGTTCGCGTCGCGGCTTGCGGGTATTGTTGTTGTTTGTTATTTCGGTCCTTCCCTGTCGCCATCGTGGGCGACAATTATCTGTTCTACGTCTTTTTTGTTTGCACGGTTTTTAGGCAAATCGAAATTGCTGTTCGTTAAGCACAGCAATGTGACCTGGACTCTGCACCTCAAGCTCAAACAGCGCCACCACCCTGGGTTCCAGCGCTTTTGCTGCCACGGCGCGACAGAGATGAGTGGGATGAGCCTGAGCGCAGTAGCGGATATCCTGCGCGCTCTGGGCGGCGGATACGAGATCGTGTTGGGATTTGGCCTGGACGGGGATGATCACGCGCCGAGCCTTCGCATCCACTCCTACATACATGTCATCGATCTCAATCTGCCCCACTCCTGGGATCGAAGTGCGCAGGTGACTCTGCAAATGGGTGACTTGAATGCCAAGAAACATGTCCAGGATGCCATTGTGCCGCATTCGCGTCAGCATTCCCTGCTCATCAGCAGCGAGACATTCGGCCACAGGCTTGGGCGTGCAATCGTGTACGATAATTGGTTCCAGGAGTTTGTTGGGGAGAATGTGGCAGGTGGTCCATTGAGCAAACTGGTATTTGCCCTTTCCCGTAAACTCAATCACCCAGTGAAAGCCTTTATTGGCAGTGATTCGGATAGATTCGGGAAGCTCCTGGCGGGAGCGGAACGTGTAGAGGACATCTCCAATGTTTTTGATCGCATAGCGCTCGCACACCTTTTCGAGGTCTCGGCGCGTGAACGGAATCACACTGGAGCTGGGAGAGTATCGCTCCTGAAATATCGTCTCGATCACCTTTGAATAGGCATCGCTGGGGTTTTCAGGCGAAAAAAGCACGCCAGAACCAGAGTTTGGCGTGACAGATGTGATGAAATCTCCCAGGGCAACCTGGCGCATCGGATCAACAGAGCTGGGGCGATTCATGGAGTGGAATCTGGCCTGACACCTACGGTTTGCGTTTTTGCATCGCAACAGGGCGCAGATGGCAGGCCAGAAGATCATTAACCGTCTAGCGTGCTGCCCTCATCGGTGTCGTCGGGCGGAGGCGGAATCGGCAGCGGATCGGCACCGAGGAGGCTCGGCAGCGTATCCTTGGACTCCCAGTATGGGCCGATGCCCTCGTTCATAAAGTAGTCCAGGATGAAGCCAAAGTCCTGAATATCGGGCTTGCGGGCCTTACCATCGTTTTCGGGATTCACCGAACACAGAAGCTTGAAGACCGTCCACTCTCGCTTTGCGGGAGAGAGTTCGGCCCACTCTGCGGACCAGACGCTCATGCAGTAGAGCTTGTTGTTCTTGCCGTTCTTGGCCATCAGCGCCTTGACCCACGGGTTGGACACACCGCTGAGTTCGCCGATCTTGGCCTTCTTGGGCTTCTCTCCCACCTTTTCGGCGAAGTACATGAGTTCCAGGTCTACATGACCCACGAACAGATAGTAGCGCTCTTTGAGCTTCTGAGCCAGGTCAAGAAGCTCAAAGGACTCCACAAAAGTGACATCTTTTGACATAGGGTTTTCCTCGTTGCAGGGCATCTGCCCCTGAATTTGTCTTCGTGCGGATTTCGCTTTTCTGCACAAAATCTTTTTCAAAGGTCAAATGCTGCCGAAAAGCCAATTTATAGATGTATATGCATCATTTGGAGGGAGTCATGACTCGATCACCCATGCGCGGTTTGCTGCAATTTGTTCGAATGGCACAGTCTGCCGCTCTTAAATCTACGCTGAACAACCTTGTCTTTCGCTACAAGGATGGAGGTCCTCAGTCAGAAGAGATTCTTGAAAAAATCATCAATATGCCTGGATTTCTGCCCATGCTAGAGGACATAGCACTTAGCTACATCCGAAGAGTGCATCCCTATATTGACGAGGATACAGCCAATGATCTGGCTTCCAAGGCGATGTACTACATGTGGAAAACAGGAATCCGATCAGGCCTGGATTCATACGATCCCCAAAATTCTAAGGGAGTCCTTACACCGTACAACTGGCTGGCAAACAGAGTAAAACAATCGGCGCAAGGAGTCGTTAGTCAATACAATCAAAAGCGCAAATCGCCCACTGATGCCCTGGATGATTCTCTGTCTTATGACGCGCCTGTCGTGGAGCACCCCAAGTATGTCACGGATGAGTATATTCCTCGAATGCCTCAGTATAGTGACTATATGCCTTCCGCTCAGAGCGCCGACTATGCCGAGATTTTAAGGAAGGTTCAGCAGAAAATTCGCGGCATGGAAACAAAGCGCGGCCTGAGCCGACGTGAATTTGAGGAGCTGGAAACCCTGCGCAAGTGGAGAGATGATGTGCTGGCCAGACTTCAGATTGAAAACAGCCAGCCTTCTCTCGAATCAGTAAACACCAAGCTGCCAGAATCCACTCCGATGAGCTTGATGCGCAAGTATCGAGGCAAGTTGACCAATCGCAATATGGCTGACGTTGATGAGGTGGTTAGTAAGGCCTCGGATCGCGCGCGTTATTTTCAAGGATCAGGACGTTGGGTTGCCGACGGCGCATTTCTTCCCACTTACAAACTGGAACAATATCAGGTAAATCAAAATGGCAGACTGCCAATGCACATTCTCTTTAAGCGCGCCTACGAAATTACCGATCCTCAGACTGCCCGACGAATTATGGAGCTGATGTATGAATCGATTCTGGAATCCAAAATGCACGCCGACATAGCAGGACGAAGTGACAAGGAGAAGGGCATTCGAAAGCTGGTGACCATTGAGACTCTGCATAAGGATTTTCTCAATACCCTTAAATCCAAGCTGGACGCAATGGGGCTGGACGGGGTTGCGCGCGATCAGATTCTGGACCGCGTCGCTCGGCTGGATCGAAAGGAGTGGAGAAATGTGCTCTACAATACGGATGAGCTATTGAGGCACTACCAATACGACAAGGCCCGAATGCAAAATATGGGAGGCAAATCGTGGAGCGAGCTTGACGATAACGAGCTAAGGCAAATACGCGACACCGCCTATGACAACCTGGGCTATAATGAAGGCTCGCTAATGGCTCTCAGGCGATTTGATGGATCAAAAGAGACGTTCGGCGTGCTCCGCAATAATACGCCAGAAGAGGAAAGAAAACGGATTATGGACGCCGAACTCCAGAACTGGAAAGCAGGTCTTTCCGACAGGAATCTCGTTGTGCGAGAACAGGCTTCTTATCCATATTTTGCAAGACCCAAGGAAGAGTTCCAGGTCATAAATGCTTCATCAAAAACTGGCATTCGCATTGCGGAAGCCATTGAAAACATGTCTCGATTAGCCGTTTTTCTGGACCATTTGGGAGATCACCAATCTGCGGACTTGATCGACCATGCCGTCAAAACAGCATCCAGAATGGTGTCAAAAATGGCTTAAAGCCTCTTGCCGCGTGAGTCAAAGAAACAGACTCTCCCCTCTGTTTCTTTCTGTGCGATTTGCTGCACCTCATTCCACAAGACAAGATGGCCTACAAGCTGACATAAAACCCAGCTTCGCTTTTCGGCCATTCGGCCTCCTTGCTCGCACACAAAAACCGCCAAGCAAGGAGGTTTGTCTTTTGTGAGTGCGTACCGACCTGTCATCGGATTGACATACACCCAGTATTCCACTTCTTGTTTTGGTTCTGTTTGTGTCTGTGCAAACGCCGCATTGGCAGTCATATCAATCTTTCTTTGCTTGGAAATAAGTATAGCCTGACGACGCCTATTTCTCATAGAGTTCGCCAGGCCATATAGCGCCGTGGTATTTTTATATTCCCGTGTGGCCAAATCCTCCAATACGCTGGCTTTCGTTTCGCGAAGTGTTATCGCTGAAATCTTCCTCGATCTGAACATCGGGCAGCTTGCATACCACCATTTGAGCGATGCGGTCTCCGTGATTGACAGCAAAAGGCTCCGTTCCGTGGTTGATCAGAATCACGCCAATCTCAAACTTCTCGCCATCTCCGTCGTAGTCGGCGTCAATGGTGCCTGGAGTGTTGAGTACGGTGATCGCTTGTTTGGCGGCAAGACCTGATCGTGGTCGAATCTGGACTTCGTATCCTGCGGGGATGCGGATGTTGAGTCCAGTTTTGACAATCGCCTTGGCCCCTGGCGCAATCACGACAGTGGCTCTTTCGCTGGAGTTTTCCTCGTAGGGCGTCCAGGCGCACAGGTCATATCCAGCCGCATGTGCTGTGGACTTCGAGGGGAGCATTGCGCCTGCTCGAAAGCGTCGAACTCGGATTAGTGCTTGATCATTCATTGTTAACTCGGTTTTGTATTTTCTTGGCTTTGTTGGGTTCGAACTGAAATCGGGAGACGTGTGCTGCCTTGCGAGGCTCAGGCAGTCCAAGCTGCTTCAGATCATTGTCGATCTCTTCTTGCGGGCGTGTTGCCTTGCGCGCAAGAATCATGCTCGGGTCCACTTCAGGACTGGACATGTCTACCATCAGCCTGATGGGTGCCTCTCGGTTCTTGAGCATATCCGCAAACTTGTAAAGTTCGCGGCCCTGGAGCTGACGGCTCATTCCTGTAATGGACTGGATATCTTCCAGGCTCAGAGGAGAGCGGAAAATCGCCTGAGTAGCGGTATCTTGAAGAAGCAGCCATAACACCTTGGTGACATAGGGGCGCTCCTCAGAACCTTCGTCCTCTTCGACATGTGCATCGATAATCCGCACCAGGCGCTCTTCCAGGGCAGGTGCCTCGCTTGTTGCTTCTAAAGGGGGCGGTGTTGGACGGTCGTATTGATCCATGCGAAAATTAGCCACAGTGCGCGTGCGCATTTCAGTGATCTCCTTATCTATCTTTGTTCCTTTTACAAAAAAAACGGCGCGCCGAATGATTCGACCCGCCGTTTTTGCTGATTTTGCGCTCTCTGTTACTCGCAGTTTCCTGTTTTGCAGAAGTCCATGCGCAGGCCCGTCTCTTCGTCCACGACATACTTGGACAGCACGCGCGCCATGACCTTGGAGAAGGAGGTGAGTCCTGAGATTCGATCTCGGCGAAGCTGTTCGACGATGAACTGGATCGGCACACCGTGGCGCAGGCTGGTGGACAGCATGCGTGTCGCCCACGCATAGTTGCCATCGTTAAACGCCGTGGCGATATCCTTCACCACCAGTGCATCTTCGCCCTCGCCAATCACCAGGGCGTAGCAGGACTTGCGCCCATTGGCGTTCGCCTTTTCGCACCTGGTCTTGATCAGCTCACCATCGGTGTATCGCTTGGGGAGCACCACGTTTTCGGAGAGGCCTCCAAAAACCTCGTAGGGCTTGCCATCCATGAGGCCTACAAGAATGGTCCACTTCTGGCCCTCAATGCTGGCGTGGTGAATCTCACACGGCAGCGACTTGGGACGCTTGGGGGCCTGGGTCTCCACAATAGAGTCGGGCTTACCACTCTTGCCCTTGTCATCTGCGGCCACGAGGACGCCCGTGCGGCTGCCATCGACATAGACGGTGACACCCTTGAGGCCGTGCTTCCAGCTATTCATGTAAAGCTCGGCCACCTGCTCTGTCGTCGTTCCCTTGGGAAGATTGATCGTTGAGCTGATACCGTGATCGATGTAGCGCTGAATCACGCCCTGAATCTCAACGCGGCGATTGCCGATGATCTCCTCTGCCTGCACAAAAAAGTCAGGCAGAATCTTACTCAGAGCCGAGGCCCATTCGCCCTTGGGCTTCTCTTCCTGGATGGTCGCCCAGGCCGCTTTCGCCTCGGCATCGATCTCCAGGTACTCCGCCAGCGCGGAGTGGAAGACCATGAACTCTTCCCACTTGTCGCCGTTCTGATCGGTGAAGTCCACCTTGGCATCGGGGTCCGAAGGGTTCACCTTCTTGCGGCGCATGTAGAAATACTTGAACACAGGTTCAATGCCAGAGCTGGTCTGCGACACGATGCTCACCGAACCTGTCGGAGCCATCGTCAGCAGACTGATGTGGCGTCGGCCATGATTCTGAATACGCGCCTGAAGCCATTCAGGAAGGCGCTGAATAAAGGCGCACTCCTTCTCAAGTTCCCAGTCAAACGCAGGGAAGGCTCCGCGCTCGATGGCCAGGTTCACCGACTCATCATAGGCGCAGTTGCGGAACGATTCAAAGATGCGCTCCACCATCGCCATCGCCTCGTCGCTGTCGTAGCGCAGTCGGAGCGCCGAAAGCGCATCCGCCAGAGCATGTGTGCCCAGGCCCGTGCGGCGTCCTAGCACTGCCGCATCGCGCAGCTTGATGAACACCCGTCGCTCCGATTCATCATCCACCGAGTTGATGATATTGCTCAGGTACTCGATCTCGATCTCGACGATGGCGTCCATCACGCGCATGCCCAGTCGAGTCATCTGACCGAACAGCTCAAAATCAAACTCTGCCTGGGTCGTGTACGGATTCTTGACAAAGTTCTTCAGGTTCAGCGAGGTCAGGCGGCATGAGTCGTAAGCGGACAGGCCGATCTCAGAACAGGGGTTGACGCAGATGGTCTTGAACTGCGGATAGAAGTGCGCTGGAAGGTTCTTGGTGTAGTTGCCCCAGAACAGCAAGCCAGGCTCGGCGGTCTTGCAGGCGCTGTCGTTGATCAGGTTCCAGAGCGCCCGTGCATCAAACAGACGCAGAGAGCGTCGCTCGGACGGATCGCTGGACTGCCACACCTTGGAGTCAAGCGGATGGTTATGGTCCGCAGGGACCTCAACCCATTCGCCGCCCTTGCTCATCAGGTCTTCGACGTCACACTCAACGATGTCGAGTTCAGGTACCGTTGCGACAGGCCATTTTGTAAGCCACTCTGATCCTGCCTCAACGGCCTCCATGAAGTCGTCTTCCAGCATCACCGACACGTTTGCGCCCGTGACCTTGGTCAGGTCGTGCTTCATGACGGTAAACTTATCGATGTCAGGGTGTCGTACGTTGAGCGTCAGCATGAGCGCGCCGCGGCGACCATTCTGACCGATCATGCGGCAGACATTGGAGAAGTAGTCGGCAAAACTCCAGGCACCCGTGGAGGTGCCTGCGCTGTTGGACACCGCCGCGCCATCAGGGCGAAGGGTGGACAGATCGTTGCCTACGCCGCATCGTCGCTTAAAGAGATTGGCAAGCTCCTTGCCTGTCTCCATGATTCCCGAAATGTTGTCTGCGGGAGATTGAGCCACCACGCAGTTGGAGATCGAAACGCGCACAAACGGGTTGCCGATGCCGTACATCGGGCTGCCCTGAGGGACGATATATCGGAAGTGACTGAATGCATTCAGATACTTCTGGAACTGCTCCTCAAAAAACCGAAAATGGTCTTCGGCCATCATGCCCAAATTGGTGTACTGGGTGCCAAACTTGAAGTTGACATCACGCAGTGCCACCTCGGTGGCCAGACGATCATGCATGTGCGCAGGTGTCAGCTCCGCAAAAGGGTTTGCCTTGATCTTGGGGTTCTTGAGGGCATACTTGCTTACAAACGTCGATGCCGCAAGCTCATCGCCGCCAAAATAGGCGAGACTGGCTTCATATGTCTCGCTCTTGGTGTAGCGCGCTTCATGGCTTTTGGCAGTTGGTGTCAGAATATCAGTGGTCAATGGTGATCTCCTGGTGTTTCCTTTCGTAATTTCTCGGACTCATCTGTGAGTGTGCCCATTCACTGTAGATGAGATCGTCGTATGATATGATTCGTGCGTTTTCGCCCGATTGCGCATGATCAACAGACCAAAAACGGTGCACCATTCAAAAACATGGATGTGTTGAGAATCTCAATCATCGATGTTGGGTGCGCCGAAATAGGTCTGGCTCATCGTGTCGCTGGCTTGTTGTCGAGCGATGGTTGTCACTTGAGCCAGAAGGGCTGCCTGGCTCTGTATTTCTTCTTCGTTTTCAAGTAGTTCGTCCGCATCCAGGCCGCGCAGGAATCTCAGCGTTGAGACGAGCGAGCGTCGTGCAGTGCGATTGTTTGAAAGCTGACGCAAAACTACCGTGCGAAGTCCTGAAACATTCTCCTCTTCCATCTCCCTCGCAAGGGCAGACAGACACTTTTCCAGTCCAACAATCGCCAGTTGAGACGCCCCTTTGGAGTCGCCAATACTGATTTGATTATCCTGTACGGTCACGGGGCCAGTGTATCTCATGGCATGCTGAATCAGGACGGTCCACGGAGTGTTTGCGTCCACCCTATAGTTCCCACTCTCTGCCTCTTCACCCTCGTCTTTGGCGCTCTCTTTTGCGTGATTTTCCTGATCGGAATCCAGCGGTTCGTTCTCTTCAAGCATGACTTTGCGAAGCAGAATCCTGCGCTCCTCTTCACTGCGGTAAAACGGGGATCGAATGGTGTTCATGGCTAAAAACAAAAAAAGGGGTGCGCAATTTGCATCATCCACCCCGAGGAATCCTTTTTGATGCACGCTCAAAAAGCGCTATTGGGCAAATTTGATCGGCACCGCAAAAATACGAGTACAGATGCCCTTGGTGGGCTTGCCGTCGATTTCCGCGGTATACTCCGATTGCCGATTGACCAGCACCGCACCGTGCGTGCGCCCTTCGATTTCACGCGCGGCAAGCCGAAACGCTGCCATGACGGAGTTGAGCGCCGTTGGACCCACTGAGAGTACACGGACATAGTCGTGTTTTTCCAGTACATGCATAATGCTTCGGGAAAGACCCACAGGATCGGTAGGTCGCCGCGCTGGGTCTTCATGGTGTGGATCGCCACCCTTTGCTCGGAGTGTCTGGGCGTCATTAAATGCGCCTTTGCCCGCTTGCTGAGAACTGTTGTTGTCGCTCATAAATTCTTACCCTTCCAGGCCCACGAGAGTCATTTTGTCACGCAGGGTGTCCAGGGCCATCTCAAATTCTGCTTCAGTGCACTTATACACATTTGGGCGATAGGTGATGGAGGATGAGCCGTTCAGCACCTGCTCCAGAATAGAGCGCTCCAGTGCCGAAAGATCGCAACTCAGGAGGTGGTCGATCCGATTGTCCCCTGGCGTGGCATCGTAGTGGCAGGTCTCTTCTCCTTCATCGTCTTCGCTGGTCCAGACACTCACCTCTTTGGTCTTCATGGTGTGGTGATCGGGATACAGTTCGGAGAAACGCTGAAAAAGAAACGTAGAGTGCTTGGAAAGAAGGTGCCGCTTGAGCGCCTCGTTTGCCGCCTGAAAGCGGCAGGTTTCACAAGCGCCATTCTCCTGGTGTTCGCAGGGGACCTGCCGTGGGGTTTTGTGTGATTTGCAGAAAGGGCACTCCGTCATCGTGTGAACGTCGTAGCCAAAGCTGGCCATCTGTTCCCAGAGGAGGTCTACGTGGTGTTTGCGCAGGTGCGTAGAGAGGGGATTGACCCAGGTTTCGCAGATGGGACAGCGGCATCCGACATTGCGCTTCCCTGCATTGTTGGCCTTGACAAGATTGGAATAGTGGTTCTGAAGCGCGCCGATAAAGTAGTTTTTGAACTCCCCTGATCCCTCATGGCGGCTGGCGCGCCGCTCGCCGCGTGGCTTCCACTTGGCGAGCACTTTGCAGAAGATCATATTGTATTCCTGCGTGAAGTCTTCTGCGGTGTCGTAGAGGAAGTAATACTGGTTGTACCAGTCCGACATGTGCTTGTGAGGAGGATAGAGTTCGCAAATAAGCGCGTAGGAGCGCTCAATTGCGAATGAATCACGGTCTGCCAGCGCTCTTTGATAGTTCAGAATGGCTGACTCTAGTCGCTCCTGGTATTGAATCGCGGCCTGTTGTCGAACGCGATTACGACTGATTTTCGAAGAAGAAGGCTTTTTGGTCTTGACGGCGTTGGGCATTAGGCTCCTCGGGCGAGAAGAAGCCGTGGCGCACAGGGAGTTGTGAGGAAGAGGACATTGCGGGTGAAAATGTGGCTCTCTGGGGAGCGCTGCGATTATTGCGTAGTAATCCTGCCGATTCTCCGCATCCACGACATTCCGTGTGCGGACGATAACAAACACGTTATCGTCGGTAAAC